GCCCAGTGTGTAATGCACAAGTTTTGCCAGGGGATTACATTCGTATTCAACATCCAGCCAGTTCCATTCCTTGGGCAACTCACCCACGCGGTCATCGTCGATCCAGGAGAATCTATGCAAGAATGCACCTGTTGATTTCTGCACAAACTCAGGTGTTAATATCCGATTGCGTATGGCATTGCAGTTCCACAAGATCACTGAACTCCAGTTCTTACGCGGATAGTCTTCGTTTGGACTGCCCAGGTACTTTTCAGTCCGGCGTGTCTTGTAATCATGTTTCACAACCATGACATCTTTTGTGTAGTCTTTCAAGTTCCACAGTTCTGAGATATCCCCACGCAGGATCATGTCACCATCAATGAATATGGCCCAGCCTTGATAGTCCATGAGATATGGCACCAAGAAGCGTGTGTATATGAAATGATTGGATCCATCTGTGTGTGTTTCACTATACTCTCGAAACAAGTTCAATGCCACAGGCACTATGGCCACAGGCTGACTGCTGTTGCGTATGATTGAATTCACACAGGTATGATAAGCTATGGCCTCTCTAGGATCGTACCCTACAAATACAGGAATGGGTTTCATCTACGTTCTATATCTTCTTCCACACAGTCCGCACCGTATTGGATTTCGATCAATTTCAATGGTTGATCAGTGTCATTGCACAACTGATGCCACGCTCCTAGTTCAATCCAACAATGTTCATGCTGACTGGGCTTGGCCATTACCTCATAATCTGTGCTGTGCGGGACCACAGTATACACAGTGGCCTCGCCTTCGGCCACAAACCAAAACTCAGCACGTTTTTCATGACGTTGCATACTGAGCCGTTGTCCGGGCAGCACAGTGAGTTCTTTGAGTTTCACATGTGATCCAACTTCGTGCAGCACACGATAGTGGCCCCAGGCTCGATCAGTCTTGGGTGCTTTCCACTCTTGCAGGATCCAGCTTGAACTGTTCTTTTTATCTTCTCCGCCTACACCAAACGCAAACTCCACGTTGGGCACACGCATTTCAGGAATGTTATCTTGTGTGCGATCGCCACCATTGGCAAAGACAATTTCATGATCAGGATGCAGTTGTTTTACTGCTTCGATTGCAGCGCAACTTGATCCGTCAGAGTCATCAAATTCAATTACTCGATCAACCACATGCATGGCTGCCACAACAGCAGCACGTTCAGACCAGGGCATGAATGCTGACCCTTTTTTGCGGCGCAACCAAGCGTCACTGTTGAGGCCAACATACAGTTTGTCACCTAGTTCTCTAGCAGCAGAAAAATAAGCAATGTGTCCCGAATGCACAGGGTCAAAACCCCCAGTCACTAGTACAATTTTCATGTAAATATTTATCGGCGTATATAACGAGTAAATACAAAATGGAACATTTCTATCACAACATCCCTGGGTACATGAATCACAGAAATACCATAATGCTTGACATAGTGCTAGAACAATTTCCCGCAGCAGGTACCTGGGTAGAACTGGGTTCTTGGACCGGGCGTAGCACAGCCTATTGTGTTGTGGAATTGATCAACAGGCAAAAACTGGGATCTTTTTATTGTGTTGACACTTGGCAGGGCGGTGAGGAACATCGGGATCATGAGTTCATCACTCAAAAGTCGCTGAGAGATCGATTTGATACCAATTTGGAACCCATTGCTGGACGGTATACTCCTGTGGAATCCATCAGTTGGCAGGCAGCACAAGAATTTGACGATGAGTCTGTGGACTTTTGTTATGTGGATGCCGGGCACACATACAGCGATGTTACCCAGGATCTTGCTGCGTGGTACCCCAAGATACGCCCGGGCAGTTATTTTGCCGGTGATGATTACACCAAAGGCTGGCCCGAAGTTCAACAAGCAGTACAGGATTTTTTCCGACCTCGGGGCATAAAGGTCCGACGGTCAGGACGCTGTTGGATAGTCACAAAACCTTTGGTGGGTCACGATCAGATTTAAATAACATATGACCTGGCTTGAATACTACCGCAGCAACTATTACGATTTATTAAATCCACGAGTGAGTGGTGCCAAAAGAGGACTCACAGAAGGTCTTTATCAACGGGCAGCCGGATTTGATCTGGCGTTTGCACATCTTGAAAGTCTCGATCAGAGTGAATATCACATGATTGAAACTGGCACATTAAGAAATCCTGGCAACTGGAAAGATGGACAAAGTGCCCGTTTGTTTACAGAATTTGTAGACCATCACGGCGGATCAGTGCGTAGCGTGGATATAGATCCTGTGGCAGTGGCCGCTGCCCGTGGTGCCATACAATCTGATCGATTTGAATCCACCTGCATGGACAGTGTGTTATATTTGGCCACACAATTGGATCTGGACCAGGTGGATCTTTTCTATCTTGACAGTTATGATGTGAAATGGAATGATGATCATGCCAGTGCCGAACATCATTTACAGGAATTCCAAACAATTGAACCCAGTCTCAAACCCGGAGCCTTGGTGGTGATTGATGACAACAGCAGATTCCGAGACTCAGGAAAGAGAACAGGAAAAGGGCATTATATAGCAGACTATTTGTCAGCCAAGGGAATAGAACCTGTGTATGATGCTTATCAGATAATTTATAAATTTTGAAAGATACCACATGCCTACATCGAAATACAAAGGAAAAGAACTCATAGTGAGTTGGATCAAAGAACACACTGACATACATCGAGTGTTGGATGTGGGCTGCGGCGAAGGCACTTATCCACTGTTACTCAAAGAAAAATTTCCGGTGCTGACCAATGCTGAATGGTGGGGGATCGAAGTATGGACCGACTACATTGAACGTTACAATCTAAACTCTCTATACGATCATATATTAAATCAGGACGCTAGAGAATTGGACTGGGGACAGCTACCTGAATTTGATCTGGTGATCTTTGGAGATGTGCTGGAACACATGACCAAGGAACAAAGTCAGGCCCTGGTGGATCGGGCACTGACCAAAGCAAAATATGTGGTGATTTCAATTCCTATACATCATTGCCCACAAGGTGCCTGGGGAGGAAATCCCTACGAAATTCATGTGAAGGATGACTGGACACACGAAGAAGTCATGGAGTCATTTCCGGGAATCAAGCATTTCCTCAAAAAAACCAAAACCATTGGAGTTTATTGGATTGAGAAATGACCCAAAAGATCAAAATTGTCACGTTGCTTAAATCGGGCCCGGCCTGGTTGCCGGAATATGTGTATAGACTACATCGAGCAGTGGACAGACACTTGGATGTGCCGTACGAATTTGTATGTTTGACTGATATCGAACTTGGGGTGAGAACATTACCATTGATACCCATGCCCGAGATCGACAACACTGATATTCCAAAATTTTGGTATAAAGTGCAGCTATTTAGGCCAGAATTGGAATTGACATCGGGATGTATTTTTCTTGACCTTGACACCATCATAAAAGGCAACATAGATCACTATGTAGATGTGTTCCGAGAGCATGATTTTTTAATGGCCGCAAGTCCCTATAGAGGAAATATCAGTTGTTCTTATTTCATGTGGTGGCAGGGCGATCATTCTCACATATGGAATCAATTCCTTGAAAAACCCGTGGCTGAATGGGATCAGCATTATCACAAAGCCAATCCTGGAAAGTACGGCGATCAGGGATTTATATCGGACCATGCCACCCACAGTTTAATCCAGGATGTGATGGACGACAGCACCACTGACATTATCCGGGTCACCAAGAACAGCAGCAGAGGAAATGACACTGCTCGAGTAATAGTTTTTGCCGGAAAAAGAAAGCCTTGGGACATGCCCTGGCACTTGGATGTGCAGGACCATTGGTTATGATAGTAGATACATTCATGTTCAACAACGAGTTTGACATGCTGGACATGAGACTGGCCATCACCGAACACTATGTTGATCGTTGGATCATACTGGAAGGCAGCCAGACCTGGAGCGGACACAAAAAACCCTATCATCTGTCAGACAACATGCATCGTTATCAACGCTACCAAGATAGAATTTCTGTGATTAAATTGGACATACCTGAAAAATATCTAAATTGGCAATGCGAAAATCACAGTCGCGCCAGCTTGCAACAGGGAATTGATCAGTTGGATGATCAGGACATCATCATGCATTCAGACCTGGACGAGATCTTGAATCCAGAAAAAATAAAAGATATCCTGGAGTTGATGGATCAACATCAACAGCCAGTGGCATGTGTGTTAGACATGTATGTTTACAAGTTTGATCAAAAAATCAATCGTGCCTGGCATGGCAACATGGTTGCACGTAAACACATGTTTGACAACCCACAGCAGCTATACAAGGGCAACAATGTCAAAAGAAAAGATCGCAGTCACAGTGTGCAATTTCCCGTCGCAGCAGGTTGGCACTGGACCTGGATAGGTGATGATGAACGCATCAGAACCAAGGTAACCAGCTGTATAGAAAGTCAGCACAGAGATCCTGAACAGGTGCTTGAAGCATTCAAACAGTTGGATACTGCAAGTGCGATCAATCATAAATGTGAAAGTCATTGTGTTCAAGTGGCATATCCTGATTCAGTGCAGACTGTGTTACAACAATATCCTGCATATTGGAACAAACCACCGGTGTGATCGTGGCCACTCAATCAGAAAAAGATCTTCATCGTGCCGCCCGAGACGCACACCGTGCTCGGAAAACAGCACAACCGCTGCGGGCAGCGGTAAATGATCCTGCAGGACCCGTGGATTGTGCCTGTGTTATACATGGCAACGGGTATGATTTCACTTATGTGGATCGACTATACAACATGTTAAATCGGCATTTGTCACGTGGTGCAAGATTACATGTTTACACCGAAGCTGGTCGCCCAGTTCCCACGCACATGGTGCGTCATGACCTAACAGAATGGCCAGGGGTATCGGGGCGCAAACGCAGTTGGTGGTACAAGATACAGCTATTCAACAGTGACCATTTCCGCGGACAATTGTTGTATTTTGATCTAGACACAGTGATCGTGAGCAATATAGATTGGATCGTGAATCTCAGTCCGGTGTTTTTTTGGACCTTGCGAGATTTTAGATCATTATGGCGTCCGGACCTGCACACCATGAATTCATCAGTGATGTACTGGAACACTCAGAATTGGAATTCGATCTGGACTCAATTTGAACAGCAGGGCATAGAGCGCATAGGCCTGCGACACCAGCACGGCGGCGATCAGGACTATCTAAACACTGTGATTCCTGCTAACAAGCGGAGATTTTTAGATGAACGGCGCATAGTGAGTTGGCGTTGGACAGCATTGAACGGTGGAATGAATTTTAAAAATCGCACTTATCACAGGCCCAATCGTGGCACTATATTGAGTCCAGAAAATAGTGTGCTGGTGTTTCACGGCGATCCAAAACCACATGAAGTGTCTGATGCTGTAATAAAATCTCACTGGGTCTGATATAAATACAGCATGGAGGACAAATCATGGTTCAGAGAATAGTTAAAATGATAGGCAGTGCATATTCCACCAGTGGAGATGTACATGTGCAAACAATATACAATGGGGTAGAGATCTCAAATGGTCCTGTTACTACCACTGTGACAGACGTGATTCCTAACGCAGAACAAGTAACTGTTCCGCCTTTGAACGAATTGTTTCAATTTGAAACCACAACAGATACCACTGGGCCAATACCAGTCTCCATCACAGTGACCGGCGGCACTTTGTTTCTTAGAAATTTCCTGATGAATTACACTGGATTCACTCGAGAGAGACAAAGAACCGATCCTGCTGTTCCCATTGACCCTGACGACTCTGACACATATAACTGGGTAGTGACAGTGCAACCTGATTCATACTATTCAGACCCAAACTTCAACACTGTGGAAAGTGATGGAATTTTAAATCTCACCAAAAATGGAGAGTCCTGGCCCTGGCGTGCGAATGTGGGCGATATGTTGGGCGACTGGATGTATCCCATAAACAATGGCGAAACTGTGGTCTTTGACTTTTTTGTGGACCCTGCCAAGGTGGTGTTGGTGGCACCAACTTAAATGATCTATACATCATCAAAACCCTGCATGTTGTAGGGTTTTTTTTTGAGGTTGACCCATATCACAATCTGCACTATAATACACTCATGTCAACACAAAAGCACACAACAAAAACTGCTGAAAAATGTCGCAATTTTTCGCAAGTAGAGTTGGAAAAAGATGCAAGCAAAACGGTTGACTGGTATCGTAATCGCTGCTACAATAGTGGCTTAACAACACAACGGGGCTAGAAACCATGAGTGCTATTCGTATCCTGCGCGGCGAGTACCGCGGCAAAACTGTAAAAAACCAAAGCTTCGCTCTTGTGAGCGGCTTCCAAACCGGCGCCAAGGGCGGCTATGTGACTGTGCAAAACAACGGCACATTTCCCAACTGCCCTGCTACCGTGCGTATTCGAGTGGACGCTATCTCTGACTACGAAATGGTATCGGGCGACAGCGTTGAAATGAACACACCTGCTCCGGTGGCAACTGCCAAGATCGCAGAGACTGAAGAGCAAGCAATGACTCGTATCCGCGAGCGTTTTGAAATCCTTACAGAAATGTCAAAGGCATGCATTGGCGGCGACATCCGTGCAATGATCGTGAGCGGCCCTCCTGGCGTGGGCAAGAGCTACGGCGTGGAACAAGAAATCGAAAAAGCCACGCTGTTTGACAAGATCGCAGGCAAACGACTGCGAGCAGAAGTTGTGAAAGGCTCTGCAACTCCTATTGGCCTGTATCAGACTCTGTACAAATACAGCGACCCAAATTGTGTGTTGGTGTTTGATGACTGTGACTCGATCCTGTTGGACGATGTGGCACTGAACTTGCTGAAAGGCGCATTGGACTCTGGCAAGAAGCGCAAGATCTCCTGGTTGAGCGAATCTAGCACTCTGCGTCGCGAAGGCATTCCAGACAGTTTTGACTTCAAAGGTTCAGTGATTTTCATCACCAACTTGAAGTTTGACAAGATGAAATCGCAAAAACTGCGAGATCACTTGGATGCACTGCAAAGTCGTTGCCATTACTTGGACTTGACCTTGGACACCATGCGTGACAAGATCCTGCGTATCAAGCAGATTGCCAAAGACGGTGTGCTGTTTGATGGCTACGACTTTGAGCCCGAAACACAAGACAGCATCTTTGAGTTCATGGAAACCAACCAAGTTCGCTTGCGTGAAATGAGCCTGCGTATGGCGCTGAAGATTGCAGATCAGCGTAAGCTGAGCCCGGACAACTGGCGACGTGTGGCAGAGACCACCTGCATGAAAGCAGCAGACTAATATGACTATCACCATTCTGTGGATGCTGCTGAATGGGTGGTTTGCCAAAGTGAGTTTTGAGCAAGACGCACCCATTTCAGGATGGATCTGTTTGTGCATCAGTGCCTGGTATCTGAGTCGAGTGATGATTGCAATTTTTTAAGGAAATGACATGTTCGAAATCTGGGATGGTGATTTGTTTTTGTATACAGTAGATACCACATATGAAGCTGATGAAGCTGAAGAAACGGGATTTCGTGTAGTGCCAATCGTCAAGGAATAATCAGTTTCAGGGTGTAAAGCCCGAAAACAGAGTCGCAGTGAATTTCTAGCCCGGCGATTCTTTTATGGCAGGTGTCTAAATGGCACCTGTCTTTTTGACTGCGATTTTGACCTTATAAATACAAGATGAAGATGGTGTTTGATACTGGTACTGTGGATATAGAGTTGTACCCAGGACCTGCCACTGATCAGATTCTCAGATGTTACAAACATTTGCAACATGTGCCATTGCCCATACGTGATTGGGACTACCCTTTTTACCTTGACCATGCCACACTTGGGCACACGATCGAGCAATTATGTAATTTTGCAATGCAATTGAACGTTGAGATTGATCCTGCTCTTTGTCGGCAGCAGAGTTATCTCAATCACCTTCATGGTATCTATGAAAAAAACTACAACGGTAGGCCTCAATGGCTCGACTTTCATGAACACATTCATTTATGCGGAGACCTAATCAAACTGGATCGCGGCAAAATCTTGACAATTGATTATAGAGAATTGGCCGGACCGCTGCTGTTGGATGTTGATCACACACTATTGGATCAACTAAGACTTGATATAAGGCCTGGTGACGTCACAGTGGGCTGGGCAGAGTTAGGAAAAACACCCTACGGTTATTGGAAGAGCCAAGAACCCAACGATGTTGATCGTATTTGCGAATTAGCTAAACCTTATTTGAAATTTCGACCCAGACTGGAAATAACAATCCAGCCGCAGCCGGAGAAAGACTCAGTTGACATTGAGACTTTTGCCAAGTGGTGGGCGTGTTATGAAAGTGCCTGGTGCAAACATTGGAACCTGCCATCGTGGTCTTTGGATCAGATGTTTGGAAAATTTGTGATTGGTCATGTGGTGGACTTTGATAAATTTTTACAACTTTTACGATCAAATCGTCCATTGAAGTACGTGACTCTTTAATCAGGTCGCAAAAAGTCTAACAAAGTTGTATAATCAACAGATGAAAAGAGCAACCATAATCATACGCGACGAAGTGAACATAAAGATTGAGGGCCTGGATCTTGACACTCGCAGAGATCTAGTGAAGAAGTTCAAATACGATGTACCTTACGCCCGTTATCTTCCTGCTGTGAGGCTGGGGCGGTGGGATGGTAAAGTGGCCTACTTCCAGCTGGGCGGCAGCACCTATGTGAATCTCCTGCCCGACATAATTCCTATCCTAGAAAATCAAAACTACGATATCGAACTGGACGATCAACGCACTTACACCACAACATTTGATTTTGTACAGGTCACAGAGACCACATATCAGGATCGCAAATGGCCCCGGGGACATCCTGCAGAGGGTCAACCTATCTTGTTGCGCGATTATCAGGTGGAGATCGTGAACAACTTCTTGGCCAATCCACAATGCCTGCAAGAAGTGGCCACGGGTGCGGGCAAGACCATCATGACAGCAGCACTTAGTGACGCTGTGAGTGTGTATGGGCGCAGTATAGTTATCGTGCCTAACAAAAGTCTCGTCACACAAACAGAAAAAGACTACATCAATATGGAATTGGATGTGGGTGTGTATTTTGGTGACAGAAAAGAATACGGCCGCCATCACACCATTTGCACATGGCAGAGCTTGAATAATCTATTAAAGAACACAAAGAATGGCATTGGTGATTGCACCATCCAGGAATTTTTAGAAGATGTGGTATGCGTTATAGTAGACGAAGTACACATGGCCAAGGCAGATGCATTAAAAACTCTATTAACAGGTGTAATGGCGCAAGTGCCAATTCGTTGGGGATTAACGGGAACTATTCCAAAAGAACTATTTGAAAGTCAGAGCTTACTGGTGAGCTTGGGGCCGGTGATATCAAGACTGGCTGCCAGTGAATTACAGGATCGCGGTGTACTAGCGCAATGTCATGTGAATGTTGTACAACTTGTAGACATACGCGAGCACAAGACCTATCAAGAAGAATTGAAATATCTACTGGAAGAACCGGGTAGATTGGATGCTATCGCACAGTTGGTACTGCAAGTGAATGAAACAGGCAATACCTTGGTGTTGGTGGATCGTGTGGCAGCCGGGCATGAACTGGTCAGCAGACTGGGAGACCGTGCGGTGTTTGTGTCGGGTGCGACCAAGGCCAAAGCCCGACAGGATGAATATGATGAAGTGGCCATCAGCACAGACAAGATCATCGTGGCCACATACGGTGTGGCAGCAGTGGGCATCAATATTCCACGTATCTTTAACTTGGTAATGATCGAGCCCGGCAAGAGTTTTACCCGAGTGATACAATCCATTGGGCGTGGTATCAGAAAGGCCGAAGACAAAGATCATGTGCAGATCTGGGACATCACTTCAACATGCAAGTTCAGCAAACGCCACTTGACCAAACGCAAGGTGTTTTACAATGAAGCCAACTATCCTTACACTCAGGAGAAATTGGCATGGCAATAGGTCGCATTCTTCACAACTATAATATACAATAAACTCATGCGTATCCTTACATTAGACAACAAACCCTATGATCTCGACCATTTGCCTGAAGAGGTAGATGACATGAGATTTGCCATACTAGATAATTCAGATCCGGCCAATCCAGACTATCACTACATTCCTTTAATCTTTTTGGAAAGTTTTAATGCCCCTGCATTAGTATTACAGATAGGTGATTTCAAGATAAAGATGCCCGTGGATTGGCAGATACTGATTGGTGAACCCGAAGTGGGGGATCTAGAAATGCTGCCACTGACCAGTGTGAATGATCGTGGCTTTAAAGTGTTTCAATTCAATCCACTCAGCAGTTTCCGCCCTAGTTTTCCTAGCTTGGAGATCGTAGATGTGTATCAAGAAGTGGCATGGTATGCACCCAAACTAAAGAATGGGCAGATGCTATGTGTGCCAATCAATGACGCAGAGCAACCGGACTGTGTGTATTTCGTAAAAGACATCAGTCGCAACTGCGAGATAGTGGATTACAATCGAGCCTGGTAATGGGACAGTTAACACCCGGTGCAGCACTGATATATGAGCGTGATGGCCACACGGTGTATCAGCGCAAAGCCGGTGCTGATCCTGCTACCCGAACAGAAGTGGGGCATGACTACGATCCTAGAACCCGAGATGGTAGACCACGTCGTGAACATATACAAGAAGACAAACTGTGGGAAGCCATTCGCAGAGAGGCCCGCACCAATCCTGCTTTACAAGATATTCTAGATCATGCTATAATGATGTATCATTTGACTCGAACTGACAAATCACCATGAAAAAGACCATCAAGCTCGAACCTGCTGACTCGTATACAGAAAAGTGGACTGACCTGGACTTTGCCAAGCAGTATGAACCAGATGCCTGGGAACGCACCAAATGGGAAAAATTGTGGGAAACGAAAGAATATAAAGAAATCAATTATGAGCCTTACTATGAACTTGCCGGCGATGAATACCGCCTATTCGAACAATGGCGAGACATAGTTGCGGCTGCTGAAACCAATCCTGCTTTACAAGACCTACTGGATCAAACAAAAATGGTGTATAGATTGACCAAGATCAAATGAGCGACAAACTAAACATTGGCAATGAGATGCGGCAATTGGACGCAAAGAACCGTGATTTCTATGATGAACTCACGCCGGAAGAACGCAAGAAGTTCTCAACATTCTTAATGGTGCGTTGGGGATCGGCAGTGGATGGCAGCAGAGAGATCCAGGAATACTATGTGCAAAGTGTGAATCATTATCTAAACAAGCATTTCTTCACCATGCATCGACATCCCAAACTGCAATGGCTCATGGCCACAGCGGCCAGTCCAGGCATGGGTGCAATGCGGCACAACTGGATCGCACCCAAGAAGAAAGAAGCCGGTGCAAGTGCCATAAAGAAACAACTGCGAGAACTATATCCACATTTCAAAGATGATGAAATTGATCTCATGGCTGAACTCACTGACAAAAAAGAAATAGCTCAACTGCAACGGGCTCATGGCAACGACAAGTAACTTCACATGTAAGTATTGCGAACGATCATTCAGCCGAGAAACCACGCTGAGTGTGCATGTTTGCGAACAAAAGAAACGCTGGCAAGAACAAAGCGAGCGTGGCGTGCAGTTGGGTCTGCAAGGCTATCTAAAGTTCTACGAATACACACAAGGATCTGCCAAACTCAAGGGCTGGGATGACTTTGTGACATCTCCTTACTACCGCGCATTTGTCAAGTGGGGTAGGTATTGTGTGGATGTGCGTGTGATCCAACCAGAACGATTCCTTGAATGGTTGCTGAAAGGTAACAAAAAGATTGATAACTGGTGCAGCGATAAGCTATACACAGAGTATCTTGTGTCACATGTGCAGAAAGAAACTGTGAATGATGCCTTGGCTCGTGCCATTGAATACAGCATTGACTGGAGTGAAAAGACTGCATCTCCTTCACATGATTGTTTGAGATATGGCAGCGCCAATGCCACATGCTACGCTGTCACAACAGGCAGGATCAGTGCTTGGGTGATCTACAATTCGGAATCTGGGCAGAAGTTCCTATCCGAACTCAACGCAGAGCAAGTGGCAATGATATGGCCTTACATTGATTCAGATGTATGGCAGAAGAAGTTTGCGGATTATCCTGCAGATCAGGAATACGCAAAAGAGATTTTAACACAAGCAGGATGGTGATATGATCAAGAATGTGTATGGTAATGGGCGATATCTAACAGCTTACAGCAACAATGCCAGTAACTATGTGAGCAACTTTAGCGGGGCACAAGGGCTGGGAGATCTACGATTCAACACAGTGCATCAATGCCTGGAAGTGTATAACGGCTCAATGTGGCAACCTCTAAGCATGAGTGATGTCAGTGTGAGTCTAACAGGGGATGCCGTGGAGGCCATTGATTGGGTGAATCAAAAGCGCAAAGAAGAACATGATATTCAAGTATTGGCTGAGAAGTATCCTGCTGTGGCCGACCAGTTGGCAGCAGTGCGCGAAGCCGAAGAAAAACTGCGAATGGTCACACTCCTGGTCCAGACATGAGCGCAGACATTGACATTGACGTGCCCAATAGGGATGCTGTGCTGGCCTTAATTCAGCACACAGCAGCACGGCAAAGCAACGGACGTAAACACAACTCTGGAATCTATGTAACAGAGATTCCCAGAGATCCCATCACAGGATGTAGTGCATTGGATTATGAAACAGCCGAAGCTCGTGGCTACTTCAAGATCGACTTGTTGAACATGAGTGTGTATAACCTGGTGCGGGATCCTGCACACTACGAGCAGATGTTGGCAGCAACGCCGCCTTGGTCCAGACTGTGGACAGATCCAGAGTGGGCTCGGCAACTGGTGCATGTGGGCAACTATACTGATTTGTTGCGGAGCATGCAGCCCGATAGCATACCCCGGATGGCTGCGTTTATTTCAGTAATCCGTCCAGGCAAAGCACACTTGCAGAATCGGCCTTGGTCCGAGGTGTTTGAGTCAGTGTGGGATAGTGATCTCAGCAGAGGCTACACTTTTAAGCAAGCTCATGCTGTGGGATATGCAGCCTTGGTGGCCTTGCATATGAACCTACTCAACACGCCGGACCAGGGTAATTGATTTTCGTTTGCCTTTTCTACGGGCGATATCATTGAGACTGCACACAGGGCCGTGTAAGATCTCCAAGTCCTTGTTCACAAAAGTGCGTAAGCACAGTCGGAATTCTTCCCATTCGCCACGCAGGAATATGTTGATAGGTATTGATCTATTTGATTCCCACCACCAAGTGTTGGCCAGATCGATATAGCGTCGTTTCTGTTCAGGATCTTGTATCACACCAAAGTCGTAGATGGTGGTTATCACATCATCTCGATTCTGCACGATGCCCACATATTCGTTGTTGGAGTACACACACAAGGTTATGAAAGGATACTTGTCTGCAAGTTTTTGGAATAAGTCGCTGCCCATATTATATTAGTTCGGATATTTATACCCCTGTGTCTCGGGCTAAATATCATTGGAGCTCACCACATGTATTCAACCCAGATCTATATCTATCAACAAATCCAACGTGTGTTGGTATTGGATACCACAGATGGTGACGTTTTTGACCGGAGGTGGGATCCTGTGTATGCTAAAAAATTAACCATCAACAAAGGTGTTGACAACGTGATTTTGTTTGAGTTCATCAATCAAGATCAAAAACCTGTGAACATCACAGGGTCAGCCTTGCGATTCAAACTGATCAATCTAGCAGGCACAGCCCAACTGATTGAAAAAGACATGGTCATAATCAATGCTGCATTTGGGCGTGCCAAGGTCACATTGACAGCAGCCGAGACCACAGAGTTTCCGCCAGAACCCTCCAGCTACAGCATAGAACGTGCAAGTGGCAATCTCGTAGAAGCAGTGTTCGTGGATGCCCAAGCACAAGGCCGTGGCGATGTGGACATTGTTGATTCAGTCAAGCCGGCTTTTGTGCCCAGTCAATTGGTCACTATCCCCACGATCTATGGTCCAGAGTCTTATGTTGATCCAGTGTTCAATTCCAACTATCCTGATTGGGCATTGAATCCACCGGGTGCGTATGGCAATGTTTACAACGATCCACAACGCTTCAGCAGCCATGTTCCTACCAATGGTACCAGCTTTACCACATTCCAGATGGAAATGGATCATTACACCGGAAATGTCAAAGTGCAAGGTGCTCAGAACTACGAATCTGTTTGGGCAGATGTCACAGAGTTGCAGAGCTATTACAACAAGACCGGCACTGATTATATCAATGTGGTAGGCTATCATCCGTTGTTGAGATTGGTAAGTGATCAATGGCCTGGTACAGAACAAGTACAGTTAGCCACAGCCACAGCCACCGGAGCCAATGGAGTGATCACCGGGATCACTGTGACTCAAGCTGGATATGGATATCTTGCACCACCTAAGGTCAGCATCATTGGGCTGGGTGCAGGTGCCGTGGCCGAAGCAGAAATTACTGGTGATCAAGTCAGTGCCATAAATGTTATAGACGGTGGCGCAGGGTATGTGGCCAATCCACAACAAAGCAATCGGGTAGCGGTAATCGGTATCAGTCGTGGAGCCATCATAAGCATACTAGTTAGATGACATTTAAAAAAATCGTAGGGTTTGGTGATTCCTGGATGTACGGTGATGAACTGTTAGATCCTGAACTGATACGCAAACACTCAGATGCACATTCATGCTGGCATCAGAATGATGCATATCGCAACAGTCATTGTTTTTTGGGATTGCTAGGCGAACATTACAACGTGCCTATAGAAAACTTTGGCATCGCCGGTGGCAGCATGCAGAGCTCAATCTGGACATTCCAGTGGTGGTTGGATCATGAACCTGATCCTGGCTCGTGCCTGGTACTGGTGGGCCACACTGATTCAGATCGACTCAGCTTCTACAATCCCAATCACCGCAGTTATGCCAATGATCCGCCCTGGAATCGTTTCATCCATTCAACTTGGGTGCAATATGGGTCAAGTGTAGTGCCCGAAGAATTCCGCACCATGGTCAAACAGCAACTGGTACTGACCAATTGTGCTGAACTGGCACGATTGAACTATCAACAAACAGTGCAGTTTTTTGATGGTGTGGCTGCTCGACGGAATCTCAACATGATGCAGTTTCACATCATGCCAGCCGACGTTGAAATGAATCTGCCCACTGAGATTTGGCCTGGCTTCTCGACCACCATGTGGTTCCGAGATCATCCGGGCAACCAGCGTCGTGAACTGATCATGCCCGGTGGCCATCCCAACGAGATTGGGCATGTGATGATATCAGAAAAGTTGATTTCTACCATAGACTCTGCTACAATGTAGGGATGCTAGACATCCTTGGTTATCTGCCTGCGAAACGAAAAGCCACGCCTTCGGGTTGGATATCGTTCAACGCTGTGTGCTGTGCTCACAATGGCAGCACAGCGGATCGGCGCAGTCGCGGAGGTCTCAAGCCCACAGAATCTGGTTGGAGTTATCATTGCTTCAACTGCAACTACACCGCCAGCTTTATCCTTGGCCGTTCGATGAGTTTTAAGGCCCGAAGGCTCTTGAGTTGGTTAGGTGTGCCCGACGCAGAAATTGATGCGTTAAACTTGGAAAGCCTAAGACACCGTAGCATACATGGTATTATTGATGACCGACAGAGGATGTTCAATACACTAGTAGGTATTGAGTTTGAAGAACAAGAACTACCGGCATTGAGTGAGTTGCTGACTGGCGAAGATCCTCGACGAGATTATCTCAGGCAACGATGTGTGCCCGATGACTATCCTGTGATGATACAAGATCATCCGGAAAGAACATGGCAACATCGACCCAGCGTGATCATTCCATTCACCCACGACGATCGTATTGTAGGTCACACACAAAGATTCTTAGACGACCGCAAGCCCAAATACATCAGCAACAGCCAGCCTGGGTATGTGTTCGGCACGGACTTGCAGCACTCTGATTGGACCCATGCGATCGTGGTAGAAGGCGTATTTGATGCGCTCAGTATCGGTGGTTTGGCAGTGATGCACAGCACCATATCTGATGAACAAGCCCGATTGATTCGTAGTCTCGGTCGAGAGATCACTGTGGTGCCCGATCAAGACTTGTCAGGCATGGAACTGGTAGATCGTGCAGTGGAACTGGGATGGGCAGTGAGCATGCCACCCTGGCCTGACGATGTCAAGGATGTGAACGACTCAGTAATGCGTTATGGTAGACTGGCAACTGTGCTAACTATATTTGAAAATCGTGAAATCAGTAAGATCAAAATAGAACTAAGGAAGAAAAATCTTGTTAAAAGACTACGGAGTTGATGTACAACGCTTGTTTCTGGAAATGATGTTGGAGGACGCACAAGGCTATGTGCGTGTGCAGAACATCTACAATCCAGAGAACTTTGATCGGAGCCTGCGACCAGCGGCCGAATTCATAAAAGAGCACGGCGACAAGTACAAGACCCTGCCGGACCGCGCACAGATAGCAGCCACTACAGGTATCCGGCTACAGTCAGTTCCAGAACTCAACGAAGGGCACTTTGAATGGTTCATGACTGAGTTTGAATCGTTCACTCGTAGACAAGAACTAGAACGTGCGATCCTTAAAGCAGCAGACTTACTGGAAAAGGGAGATTATGATCCTGTGGAGAAGTTGATCAAGGATGCTGTGCAGATCAGTCTGACCAAGGACATGGGCACAGACTACTTTGCTGACCCTGCTGGTCGTATACGCCGGTATTTTGAATCGGGCGGACAAGTGAGCACAGGCTGGCCACAGATGGATCGACTGTTGTATGGCGGATTCGGTCGCGGTGAACTAAACATCTTTGCTGGCGGATCAGGATCGGGCAAGAGTTTGGTCATGATGAACATAGCATTGAACTGGGTACAACAAGGACTCAGTGGCGTGTATATCACGCTGGAATTAAGTGAAGAACTCACAAGTTTAAGAACAGACGCCATGTTGACCAACATGAGCACCAAGGACATACGCAAAGACATTGACACAGCAGAGCTCAAGGTCAAATTGGTAGCAAAGAAGTCGGGCAACTATCAAGTGAAAGGATTGCCGGCACAGTCAAACATCAATGACATACGAGCATACTTGAAAGAGTATCAGATCCAAACAGGTAAGAAGGTAGACTTTGTGATGATCGACTACTTGGACTTGTTGATGCCGGTGAGTGCCAAGGTCAGCCCCAACGACTTGTTTGTGAAAGACAAGTATGTATCGGAAGAACTGCGTAACTTGGCCAAAGAACTACAGATGCTCATGGTCACTGCATCGCAGTTGAATCGATCAGCGGTGGAAGAAGTAGAGTTTGATCACAGTCATATCTCGGGTGGTATCTCAAAGATCAACACAGCAGACAATGTGTTTGGTATCTTGACCAGTCGGTCAATGAAAGAGCGTGGCAAGTATCAGATACAGTGTATGAAGTCGCGTAGTTCAACAGGTGTGGGACAAAAGATTGATCTGGAATACAACATTGACACCATGCGTATCACAGATGCAGGTGGTGATGAAGCTGACAACGGATTTCGCAAGCCCAGCAGTGTGATGGAATCAATCAAGGCTCGTGCCAGTGTTGCGCCAGCAGATGCCGCAGCACCGGCCAAATGGGAACGAGGGCAAGCCAAGCCAGGTGTTGATCCGTTAGACCCTACACCCAAGATCACAGCAGATGTGCAAAGCAACAAGCTAAAGGAGTTGTTGGGCAAGATCAAAACTGGTTAAAGCCAATAAATAACTCAAAGGCCCTTGAACGCAATGCAAAAACGCACCCGTAGTCTATTGGAAGAACTGGATTCAATGTATGTTGAGCGTGAACGCGACTTGATAATAGAAAGCCGCGCCTCAAATATCATTGCTGGTGCCATCAACTTGTTAGAACAGATAGATGCTTCGTATTCACCGGAACAAGCAGAAAATCTCACCCGCAAACTGCTGAATGCAATCCGCACCCGGGATGCAGGCCGCTTTGCTAGAACCGTAAGGCGTAGTCATGCAAATCAATAAACTGCTGGAAGGCGGGAATGTATTCAAAACCAAAGATGGTGAACCACTTACTCAGCGCATCAATCGTGCGGATGTGCCTGCCACAATTAACTGGATAGAACAGGTCACTGGAATAGAATTTCCTCGAGACCGTTGGTTAGGATCAACTGGCAAGAAACCCACATCCGGTGACTTGGATCTTGCTGTGGATCTCAATGAAGTAAGCAAAGAACAGCTGGCCGGAATCCTCTCACAATTTGTGCAAAGTCAAGGCTTAGACCCTAGAGAATATGTGAGCAAGCGAGGTGAGGTACACTTACGCACCCCTATTGGTGGCGATGCCAACCGAGGATTTGTGCAGACTGACTTTATGTTCTTTCCTGATCTGGACTGGGGCGGGTTCTATTACAGCGGCGGTGAGGATTCTGAATACAAGGGCATGAACCGTAATGTGTTGATGTCGAGCATAGCCAAACAACAAGGACTCAAAGTAGGTGCCAACGGCATGTTCTCTCGTGCCACAAATGAATTGGTTCGTGGTGGAATGGATCCTGACTATGTGGCCACAGTGCTGTTAGGCCGCGGCGCCACTCGTGATAATCTAAAAAATGTAGAATCAATCTATGCTGCACTCAGCAATGATCCCGACCGTGATGTCAAAGTAGCAGACTTCCGTGAGTATCTTGCCAAGGAAGGCATGCGAGAACCAGAAATGACTGTGCGTGAAAGTGATGCCAACTTCCTGGCTCGCCTGCGTGATCGCATTGTGAATCAAGGTATGCAGCCCTTGATCGAGAACAAGCGATCATATCAACTGTACGAACAAGAACCCGCAGCAGTAGGCGGCAAAGCCAAAGGCATTGAGCACCTGGAAGACTACATATTCCGTAGTGGCTCTGCAGGAGTGGACCGAGCACTCGAAATAGCTGATAGTTTCTATAGTGATCCTAAGACAGGATCAGTGAAGTGGGACGGCAAGCCTGCTGTGGTGTTTGGTCGCAAGCCTGAAACTGGTGAGTTTGTGCTCACTGATGATGCTGGTTTCACAGCGGATAGATTGTTTACTAGCACACAGGAAGTTGCTACAGACATGGCTCGACGAGATGCCAATGCGGCTGCCAAAGGTAACAAAGCAGATAGGATACAGACTTTGTTGCCCACCTATGAAACCGTATGGCCATACCTTGAAGCAGCCACTCCGGAAAACTTCCGTGGTTATGTCAAGGGCGATCTATTGTATACTGCAACACCTCCGGTGGAAGCAGGTAATTTAGTATTTCAGCCCAATACGGTGCAATATCGTATTCCTGTGGCCAGTGATCTTGGAAAGAAAATAGCCAACAGTGAAATTGGTGTAGCAGTACATACCATGTATGCAGATTCAGATGCCGATAAGCAGCCACTTAGTAGAGTCAAATTTAATCCTGTGCCGGGATTGTTCTTGATAGAACCCATCTATGCCCAGTCCGTGCCCAAGAACAATGCCATAGTCAAGCAGATAAAAACACTGCTGCGCCAGAATCGAGCGGCCATAGACACCTTGTTCAACCCCATGGAACTGCGAGCCATGAAGATCACTGACTTGGCCAAACTGGCCATAGATTACATCAACAAGAGAGTGGATCCAAGGCATGCTGCGTACACAGGTGATTTCAGTGACTTGGTACCTGGATTCATGGCCTGGTTGCAACAGACACAGACTCCACAAAAGGTCAACAACATAGCACAGTATCTGCGTAGTCCTACCTCAAACGAGCAAGGATTGGCTGCTGCGTTCTTGTTGTTTGAATTGCTGCATGATCTCAAACTGGATCTGCTGGGCAAACTAGATGCACAGGTGCCAGGTAACGAAGGATGGGTATTTGCTACCCCTGCAGGCTATGGCAAAGCCGTGAACCGATTTGACTTTACTGCCAGAAACAAAGCCAGAAACAACTAGCCAAGGGCGTGATTTTTTGCCAGATTCATAAATAAGAGTAGGGCAAAAGCCCACTTTTTAGGAGATTTTAAAATGGCAGTATTTACACAAACAAACGGTACCACACAACCAGTGTTCAACATGGACACGGCCAATGGTAACATTGCAGGCACAGCTAACATCGCCGCAACTGGATCAGTTAACTTCCAAGGCCCTAAGCTGGATTTCTTCAGCGTGGTAGCGAATGGTAGTTTGACCACTTCTGGTAATGTCAATGGCTACATCAATAACATTTTGCAAGCCATCCAGACCAAGAGCACAGTGGCAATGTATCAGGTCAGCCCAGCGGCACCTACAATTCTTAACTTGGCTATCTATCCAACAGGTGCTTACACCGCAGCAACATTGTTGGCCACTGCTAACACCAGTGCTACAGTGGCATCTGGTGGTCAGAATCTGCAATTGAACAGTGCAGCCGGTAACGCTGCGTTCGTCACAAGCGCAACCAACTTTGCTCCAGTCTAAGTTTAGACAGTAGTGAACGATCAAAGCCCTGGTTTATTTCCGGGGCTTTTTTTTGGCCGTAAATACGCCATGACCCTGAGTATTCGTGTAACAACTGATTTTGATTGTAGACCCACAGGCATAACTGGTCATTTTCGCCCTAACATCTTGCCCATCACAGACCAACAAGGACAGGCTGTGACCAATCAAGCCACATGGTTGCGTAGTAGGAATCAACAACGCAACTGGGAAACCATCATGCAATTGATCAGCCTTTACACACAACCTTTGCGTGTGAGTCGTGTGCGAGTGGAAAATCTTCAGTGGCAGTTTGATTTCGATGCCGATCAGGAAGATGTGTTTCGACTTGACAATGATCCAGTGGGTCGGTTGAAACAAGCATGTACCGGGGTGCCTGTAATAAACTATGTAGAACAAGAACTTACCACACTATTGCGACCAGATGTGAACATTTGGTTTGAGTCCGTGGAGCATAAATAACTTCATGGACACTACCGATATTGAAAAGAAAAGCCTAGAAGCCCATGTTGAGCTGTGCGCCGAGCGTTACCGCATGCTGGAACTCAAGATTCACAATGTTGAGTCAGACGTGAGTTCGGTGAAAACCATGGTCACAGAAGTGCATGACATGATGCAAAAAATGGCTGCAAAACAAACTGATCGACTGATCAGTTGGGGCATCGGCATCATTGGTTTTCTCATCGGCACCGTGGGTTGGTTGATATCACAGTACATACTAAAATGAAAGCCAGCCGCAAACTTGCTGCTCTGGCCGAGCGTGAATTGCCCGGTCTCCTTGATCAAGTGATCATCGAGGATGGAGAAAAATACCGTGCGTTTGGCAGATACACCATACATCCTGTGGAAGGACTGTTCCAAGTGCGTCTCAGAGATGATGACGTTGGCATATTTTCAGGAACAAAATCTGCTCTGGCCTGGTGCATAGCAGACAACTTGTACAGATTCAATCTAGCCAGACAGATAAAAGAACTGGATCAGTCCATTACACGATTACGAAATGACATATATGTGCGACGTAGCCTGGCCGAACGCACATCCGGGCATACCTGGGAAAACTTGATCAACAAGACCACTGCCAGACAAGAGCAAAGCCAGATGCTGGAAAAAGAACTGGCAAAATGTATAAATTTGGCTAAATACTGGCAACTACGAGGAAACTCAGATGAAACTAAACGAACTGGCCGTAACACGCCCTACACAACAAATCGCTAAGGTATTCGAAGGTCACTTTGACCAACAGGTACAATTTGATTCGCTGAACCGCAAGCAACTGCACAGCATGTATCGCCAAGTGCGAGGTGTGTTGAGCGAAGTGCGATCTAGCACTGCTCGCCACCACAGCGAACAGGATCCTAGATATCTCAAGATGATGATGATGGAACAGGCCCTGGCTGAAAAGATCTATGAAGATGAAATGGGCAACACAACTCCTCAAACCAGTACATCGTCTGCTCCTGGAATAAATCCTCAACAGGCTGCTGCCATGGCTGCCAAACAAAAAGTAGATACAGTTAAGAAACTTGAGACTGATCTAGAAGCAAAGAAAAAAGAAGTCACAGATCTCCAAAATCAACTCAATGCTGCCAAGACCACCACCACTGTGGCAGAATGGCATCGTCGTGCTCAAGCCGGTGGTTATTACCTCAGCGAAGGCGAAGTGCAACAAGCTCAGGTGGTGTTGGCTGCACAAGATATGGTTGACAAGCTGCAAGACATGATCGAAGACAGTACCGAGATGCAATTCAAAGAACTACCGGCTCTTGTTGATTCAATCAAGAACCAGATCGGCCAAGAGCAAGCAGCACAATTCAACAACGATGCACAAGCAGCACTCAGCGGCCTGGTGCAGAACTTACAAGGCAGCAAGCAACAACTGGAACAAGCATTGGGTGTAGTTACCGGACAAGGGCCAGTGGCCATGCCAGGCGCTGATGCAGGTATGATGCCTCCGGGTGGCGATCAGGGATTAGCAGGTCCTCCTCCAGGCGAAGAACAAATAGACATATCGGCCACTGAACCCATGGAACCAGGTGCTGCCGCGCCAGCAGCAGCTCTGGGTCGCGAGCGCAGATAATGCGGATAAACGAAGTAGAAGCCGACGACACAGCAGACAGACTCATGGCCCTGGCCCAGTTTGCTCAGGGTCGTGCTGAAGACACTTCGGCCAAAATGCAAATGCCTGTGGCAGCATTTATCCAGCGAGCACAGAGCATGGGCATAGATATTGATCCAGATACCTTGCAGAGTCTAGTAAGTCAGCCTCCACTGAATGGTATATTCAACCCCATGGCACCTGATGCTGTAGAACTCACATTCAAAGGCGGAGACAAGTCCGGACCGGTCAAGATGCCAGTGAACCAAGCACAAGACATCGTGGCCAACGCTGCACAATCTGCACTGAAAAAGAACCGCGGCGTTTGATCCAAAAGGGATTGACGCGGCAGAGATAATCACTTACAATGTAAGGAACACAGTATGGCATATTCAGACAAAGTAGTTGATCATTATGAGAATCCCCGCAATGTAGGATCATTCGCCAAGGATGATACTGATGTTGGAACCGGAATGGTGGGAGCACCGGCCTGCGGTGATGTAATGAAACTCCAGATCAAGGTAAAAGATGGCATCATCACAGACGCAAGATTCAAAACCTACGGATGCGGCAGTGCTATTGCGTCCAGTAGTCTCGTTACCGAGTGGGTTAAAGGTCGGACGCTGGACGAAGCCGCAGCTCTTAAAAATTCAGAGATTGCTCAAGAACTCGCGCTGCCGCCAGTCAAAATCCATTGTAGCATCCTTGCTGAAGACGCTATCAAAGCCGCAGTAGATGATTATCGCAAACGGCATGATCTCGTTCACTGATACCGCCCGAAACAAAATCCAAAGATTGTTAGACAAACGCGGCGGCGTAGGTATTCGACTGGCAGTGAAAACTACAGGTTGCTCTGGATTGGCTTATGTGTTAGAATATGTTGATGCACACACCGCCGACGATACCACGATAAACTATGCTCAACCAGGTTTCTCTGTGATAGTGGACAAACGACACGAAGTATATCTTTCAGGTATGACCGTGGATTATGTTCGCCAAGGCCTCAACGAAGGATTTGAATTCTCCAATCCTAACGAGCGCGATCGCTGCGGATGTGGAGAAAGTTTTAGAGTTTAATTTGTACAATCCACGATTTGATTATCAACCCATACCCCGTGTGACCATAGAGGGCAAACGCTTCTATGCCACACCCGATGGCAACAACTTGCCGTCAGTGACCACCATCCTGGATCGGACCAAGAGTGAAGCCAGCAAGGCAGCACTACATAACTGGCGCCGCGCTGTGGGAGCAGAAAAAGCACAACAGATAACCACAGAAGCAGCCAATCGTGGAACCAGGATGCACACCTATCTTGAAGACTATGTGAAAACTGGTGCGATCAAAGAACGCGGAACCAATCCTTTTTCCTGGTCAAGTCACGAGATGGCCCGGACTGTGATACGTGATGGACTAAAGAATGTGAGTGAGTTCTGGGGCATTGAAGTTCCACTATACTTTCCAAAGATCTACGCAGGCACCACAGATGGTGCTGGTATCCACTTGAATGAAGAATCCATCCTGGATTACAAGCAAACTAACAAGCCCAAGAAGCGCGAATGGATTGATGATTATTTTGTGCAGTTGTGTGCCTATGCAGAAGCCCACAATGAACTGCACGGCACAAAAATACGCAAAGGTGTGATCCTGATGTGTGTGAAACCAGATGTTGATGCAAATCACAATCTCGTCTCAAAGCCACAATACCAAGAGTTTATACTTGAAGGCGCAGAATACGATCGATACCGTGATCTGTGGTGGCGCAAAGTAGAAGAATACTACACCCGGCACATCTAGCAGCCCAGGCGGATTCTGGCTAAATACAGCACAGAATTAGGATTCCCATGGCAATAGTTCAAGTATCACGAATAACAAACCGTAAAGGTCTAGCAGAAAATCTGCCGCAATTGGCCGGCGCAGAATTAGGCTGGGCCACCGATGAACGCCGACTGTTCATTGGCAATGGCACACTACAAGACGGCGCTCCGGTGATTGGAAACACCGAAGTCCTAACAGAATTTTCAGACTTCTTGTTGGTAAATGGTGCTTACACCTACCGGGGCGAAGCCGCTGGTTACACAGTACAGACCGGTGCCACTTCTGGCAGCCCAGTCAGTTTGAATCTACAGCAATGGCTGGATCAATTTGCCACGGTGCTGGATTTTGGTGCCGTGGGTGATGGAGTCACCGACGACACCGAGGCCATCAACCGTGCGCTGTATCAACTGTATTGCAGAGAAGTCAATCCACAGATACGCCGTTCATTGTTCTTTCCAGCAGGTAGATACTTGGTCACCGAATCCATTGTGATTCCACCTTATGCCACATTGTATGGTGAGGGCATCAATTCCAGTGTGATTGTGATGGACTCTTCCAGCGCCACTTCCACCCTGAGTGCATATGTGGCAAGATTTGGAGACAGCTTGCAGCAGACCGGTGTGAACATCGGCAACAATGGTGCCACCCCGCCCGTGGACATCTCCATATCCAACATGGGATTTGAGAGCCTGGATCTAGTGGACATATTCCTTGTGGAAGATGCTGAACAATGCACCTTTATGGACGTGAGTTTTCGGGGACCACTGGTAGAAGCGGATCTGGTTGATCAACTGGACAGCATTGCATGTGTGCATTTTGCATCCACGCTGAGCTTGGTGTGTAACAGTATCACCTTCCGTAGATGTAGTTTTGGTGGAACCACTTGGGCATTCGAAACTCCCAATCAAGTTCAAGGTGTGCTGATCACAGAAAGCACATTTGACACCTTGTATCAAGGTATCCAACTGGGAGATCCTGCTCCGTTAAATGGCGGCCCCACAGGATTCCGCATCTTGGGCAATGTGTTTGACAACATCTATGCCGAAGGCATCTACATCGCTGCCAACACCGTGATGAATGCCAGCGGATACAACATGTTCTATGATGTGGGCAATCACTTCAACGGTACCACTGCACCTGCCACTGCTGTGATCAATTTTGTAGGCGCCAACAACGTCAGCATCGGCGACATGTTCCAACGCACCACTGCTTATTCAGGAACTTATGCTCGCGTCAACATCAACAATGGCATCAGCATAGCCTTTGATGGTGCCAGTCAGATGCAATTGGGAACATACACACGTGAGACCGGTACCGTGGCCACAGTGGCCAACAATGCAATCAATCAAGTGATTTTTACTTTTGACGGCAACGATGTACGAGCTGTGCAGATCAATTACACAGTGGTGAGAAACACAGGAACACGCACAGGAGTTTTCACCATCGTGGCCGGAACAGACAATGCCGGTACTGGCCTGACCAGCAATGATGCTGGCTTTGAAAACTCAGTAACTGGTGTTACATTTGGTGTTCAAGAACTAGCAGGACAAGTCAGTTGGTTAGCTTCGGCCACCAACACCGGCATTGCTGCCACTTTAAATTATTCAATAACTCGACTTGCCTGATGTGGTGTCTGACTTTTGAACAACGCCTAGCGGCGTGGACAGCTCTACGAGATCGTGTTCGCGATCTTCCTACACCCAACGCTCTCCGAGAGATCAATATCTGGTGGCAACAAACTCCCTGGCGTGCATATCACTTGCATTGGGAAGATCGGCAAGATTGGCCTGATCCCTGGCAACTTTTGAGCGATAACATCTATTGTGATCTTGCTCGCGGGCTGGGAATCCTGTATACTATCACTGTGCTGGATCGTGATGACATACAAGACGCTGAATTGGTAGAGACTGACCAGGGCAATTTAGTCCTGGTCCAGGGTGGAAAATATATACTGAATTGGGGCGCAGACATTGAGTTAAATACCAGTCTCAAACAAAGCAAACATCACATCGCGCTGAGCGAAGTAAAACAACAACTATATTGAGCAGTAATGACACAGATCACAGTTATCAAGCGTAATGGCCGCAGAGAGCCACTGGCACTAGAAAAATGGCAGACACAGATTGCCAAGGTATGTTCGGGCATAGCAGACGTAAGTCAGAGCATGGTAGAGATCAAAGCACAGATGCATTTCTACGATGGCATCACTACCAAAGAGATTGATGGCATCACACTGAGAGCCATTGTGGATCTCATTGATGTGGAATCAAATCCCGATGTAGGGCATACCAACTATCAATACGTGGCCGGCAAACAACGCCTATCCATGTTACGCAAAGATGTATATGGCTCATACGATCCTCCCCACTTGTATGAAATCGTCAAGAAGAATGTCACAACTGGTCTGTACACTCCGGAACTGTTGGAATGGTATAGCGAGGATGACTGGAACCGCATGCAGGACATGATTGATCATGACAAGGACGAATCTCTCAGTTATGCTGCTATTGAACAGTTGATTGAAAAATATCTTGTGAAGAATCGTGCCACCAAGGAGACATATGAAACACCTCAAGTTCGTTACATGGTTGCAGCAGCCACTGTGTTCCACAAGGAAGAACCAAACTCAGCAAGAATGCGTTACATCAAAGAATACTACAATGCTGCTAGTGATGGTCTTTTTACATTGGCTACCCCTGTGCTGGCTGGCCTGGGAACTCCAACCAAGCAATTCAGTAGTTGTGTGCTTATTCGCAGTGACGACGATCTGGACAGTATTTTTGCTTCGGGAGAGATGATGGCCAAGTATGCCAGCAAACGTGCTGGCATTGGTCTTGAGATTGGAAGATTGCGTCCATTGGGTTCACCTATCCGTGGTGGAGAGATCATGCACACCGGCATGATACCTTTTTTGAAGAAGTGGTTCGGTGACCTACGCTCGTGCTCACAAGGAGGTATCCGCAATGCAAGTGCTACTGTTTTTTATCCTATTTGGCATCATCAGTTTGATGATCTTATTGTTCTCAAGAACAACCAAGGCACAGAAGAAACCCGAGTGCGACACATGGACTACGGTGTGGTTCTATCCGCATTTTTCTGGCGCCGTTTCAAGAACAAAGAAAACATAACTTTCTTTGACCCTAACGAAGTACCTGACTTGTATGAAGCATTTTACAAAGATACTCCGCTGTTTGAAGAACTTTATGTACGCTATGAGAAGCGCAAGGATCTACGAAAAAAGACCATGGCTGCGGAGGAAGTTTTCAAGAGTGGTATTCTCAAGGAACGAACAGACACTGGACGTATATATCTAGTGTTCATTGACAATGTGATGAGCCAAGGACCGTTTGATCCGGAATATCATACCATCTACCAGAGCAACTTATGCTGTGAAATACTTTTGCCTACTAGATCCTTTAAGCGGCTGGATGATCCCGACGGTCGTATTGCACTTTGCACATTGGGCAGTCTCAACTGGGGAGCCTTCCGTAACCCAGAAGATATTCGCCGTGCTGCCCGCATTCTGCACCGCAGCCTCAATAATATTCTTGATTACCAAGACTTCTTATCCATCCAATCAAAACTGTCCAACGACGA